AGTTAAATCGGGCATTACGCATACACCTCCAATTCGTCCCATGTCAAACTCAATCCATCAAATGTGTCCCATGTCCACAACATCTCGTCCAATTCCTGCCATGTAAAGTAATTGAACTCTATTGTAAAATTCAAATGTGCTGGTAAAACCTTTCTCAATGCATTCTCAAAATCCGCCAAATTGGGTGGCTGCCCTATCCTATCAACACACACAATTTTAACGGAATAATTGGGAATATCCTCTATCACATCTATTTTGCCATATTCAAAGCTTTCTGCTACCTTTTGAAGCAAATTTATCGTGGCTGTTCCAAACCCTTTTAACTGTGTCATTACCACTGAACGCCTTTGTTCTATCGGCTTATTCGGATCGGACACAATACCGAGTTCTTGCTCCCACCTATCAATGCCCCATGTGGCTGTGGACACAAAGAACTGCTTTAACACTTCATCCAGTGCTTGGTACAGCTGGTCAATCTCCCTACCTTGCGCATCCCATATGGTACGCATTACGATACTCGTTAAATAATACTGCGGCATATTGTCAAGCATCCTATTTCCTGCTTCACTTATCATGTCAACGACACCGTCCCCAGCACTGCTACTTCTTGCTCGCCTATAACGATATTATTCGTACCGCCATTGATAAGCAAATTACTGTAATCGGATACCCCCGCCACATCTAAGATGACACCCCCAATTTTAACGTACTTCACATCGTTATCAGCTTGAAAAGTCAATGACTTCAAATATTCCCTTAAAGCCTCGGTAATGTTCAGCTTTACCGCATTAGCATCATAACCCTGCACAACACTTATATTCGCAGTTATGTTTATCGGTATTGCGGTTGCTGGCTCCACATACACCCTCGCACCTACTGGTGCTAATCCTTCCCCTGTATCTTTGGAAAAAATGCTTTGGTATTCTACTTTGTCAATCGCTACCACGGAATTGGTATCTGCTTGCAACCTCTCAATGCGCAACTCCAAATGGTCTTGCCCATTCCAATAGAACCTTTGATAGACCCTTGACAACGGGTTTAATGCATTGGCTGAATAAATTGTCTTGGCTTGTATTTGGCTGGACACATCTACCACTGCCCACGCATTAGTCGTCAAATCCCATATACCTATGGACAACAAATCATTTGTACCACTGCCTGTAGTGGACAAATCTAATATGACGTTCCACACTCCTGGTTGTTCAAGCATCGTATCAAACTGCGTATGTGTAACCTTCCCAGTGCCACTCGAACTATAACTTAAAATTACCTGCCCATTTGAAACTGTAACGCCATACCCCGAAATAGTCAAACTCTCTGCTTCATTCACATGCAACCATCTTGGTGCTATGTGCTCCTGAACTCGCTGAACTAACTCTTCACTGGCTGGCTGCATATCCTTATCAACAATTGCTACGCTAACTGTTCCATTGCCATACTTCAACGGTACTACCGAAACACTTCCAACACCTGCAACCTCAAGTGCCCATTTTATATAATCAGCTTTATTACCACCTGCACTGGGATTGCGCACCCATTCCAAATATCGTGCCAATAAGCTTGCATCATCTTCAGTATCTGCACCACCACTCGTGGCTTGCCCATTTTCAATCCTTGCAACGCCCTGAATGGGAGTGCTTAAAACTGTTATTGTTCCTGCAGCGACGTTTCCTTCAATCCCTTCGTCCAATGCTTCTATGGGTACAGACACTTCTCCTGCATCACTTATCACTGCTTGCGTGGTAGTCCTAAAAAATACTGCTGGTGCCAATTCCGATGAAGGGGTGGACACTATCGTTCCTTCTGGTATTACCGTTCCACTATCACCAAAGAATGTTATATACCCAGTGGCTTTGCTTGCTGGTATTCTGGACAATCCATGCTCTTCAGCTCTCAAATCTAAATATGTACCAAACGTTGTCTGTGCAAATCCACGACGTAACACCTCTTGTGCCCATATTGTAGCTTGTGTCAATTCTGCGGCAACTGGAGCTAATGCATCATACACAAATGAACCTTGGCTTTTGTCATAATTGTCTGGTACATAGGACAACAATCTTGCTAATATTGTTTCAAACGTTTGGTCTGTTAAGTATTCTGGTAAGTCCAACCTCTCACCCCCTCAACGTAACTGTTCCATCTACATTATACCGCACAGCCATAAGCTCAGGTATATTAATGCCATCCTCGGTCAGCAACACTTCTTTAACGGTGAGCACTTTGTCAACCAAACTAACGCCTTCGCTCAAACTTGGTATTGGAGCATTGTTTTCACACTCTTGGAACGTGCTTCCATCTACCGACGCATAAACCTTTACATCGCACCCTGCAGGGATATTTGCTTCCCAAGAAATATTTGATCCATTACACGTTCCAAGGCTCTTTAAGTATATTGGCTTGCTTAACCTATAACCACCACGGCCAACTTTAAGGCTATTATCAAACCTCAAGGCGTATGTGGTATTCTCATCAATTGGTAATGGCTGATTGCTTTGATACGCACTCAATATTTCCTCATCCGTCCTTGCACGGTTGGAGATGCGGAGGTCGTCAATGAGTTGATTTAGCATTTCAAAACCTTCCGCAATAGAACCTCTTCCTAATACAAAAGAGTTATAGTTTGCATTAGGTATCACAACAGAAAATGTACCAGCTAATTGCCCATTAACTAGAATTCGTAACGTACCTGCACCATTATAAGCAAACGCTATATATACGTCTGAATCATCAGCTACCGTTACAGAGGATTCATACCAGCCAGTCGCACTAGACCAGAAAGCCACTCTATATGGCCAAGAGTACTTGCGAAGATGAAATGAGATTCGGTTATTTGGGGCAGATGAATCCCAAATAGCCCCCAAACCCAAGTGGTGGTTGATTACAGAAAGTTTCCCACACCGTACCAACCATTCAAGCGTCCAGGCATTAAGAGGATTTATTACCCCCGCCGTGGGGATGGTGAGCGTTTCCGCTGCCCTTGTACCGTCAATGAAGGAGGTGGCGTAGGGTTTTTGTTCGAGTTGGATGGCATAAACAAGTAATTCTGTTTCAACAGTGTTACTATGCGAAATTCGTATTTCGTATTTACTTATCGTTTTACTGCTGTTTGGAGTAATTGTAGCTACTAATTTATACACTCCTTGACCGAATATAGCGGACATATCATATCTTGTCGTGTTAGAGTCGTTCCAAGTGTAATCTGTGTACGTGCTATCTGTATAATATATAGTCCCGCCAACATTTATATTGTTAATGTTGCCTTTTAGGATTTTTAACAACACGCTAACGGTATGAGGAGTGTTAGAAATGGATACAGCTTTTAAACAATGCCCTTTATCGCCATCATTATCATATAATCGCATTACTCCGTTTTGTTTGGAAAATGGATTATATTCTGATGATAACCATTCTAACGTTGTCCAGGTTCCTACACTCCAACCAGAAACGCCTGTTTTAAAGAAAGGGTCGCTGTTTAAATTCGTCGTCCTTTCCTCCACCAGCACCGCCTGGCCGAATTGACCCTGCTCGAAGCGAGGCTGATTCGCCGCAACCTGCGCGCCGTCGCTTGTGTATGCAACGGAATTACGTGCAAATGTAACTCCGACACTAGTTTGTGTATTGCCTATACAAGCAGTTTTAGTAGATAGCGGCAGTACTTCTTCTACAACACCGTTGTTGTTTACATCATCAACATCACGTTGTACTACGCATAACTTGTATGATGTTCCAATGGGTTGGTATAGTATACCACTATCAGTAGGATTACCACCTAGCATACTTTTGTTTGTATATGGATTAATAGGCTCTTTAACGAATTTTTCCTTTAATACATCCAAAGAACTAGGATAAGCAAAGTTTTGGAATTGCTGTTGTATCTTGTATTCTTCTAGGGCTTTTATAATATCATTGAGGTTACTTTCAAACGCAATTTGTTTAGCAACTTTTGTTGATTGTATATACCTAGGCATTGCTACACCAACTAGTATACCCAGTATAAGTAATACTAAAAGCAATTCAAGTAGGGTAAATCCACGTTTCATCTGTTGCCCCTTATTTTTAACCATCTATATCACCTCTATTGTATTATAGCATACTCCATCGTTCAATAAGACTATTGCATGTTAAGATAGGAGATAAGGTATAATATAAATATGACGAACATATCTGATTTAATAACCAAATATACAATTCATTTCAGACCCTATTTGTGTTCCCAACGTGCCATCAAATGTTAATTTATAAGGTGTGTTTAAATCAATAGGTATAGGCCAACCTTTTGTCCAGTTTGTGCGTAATTCTTGTTCGGAGCGCACTATATTAGAAATGCGCATATCAAGGATTGGTCCAGCCCATGCACCTTTAGCCCAATCATAACTACCTATCCAAAAAATATCGTAAGGCTGATAATTATGTGGAAAAGAGAATGTTGCTGTACTAATGAATGTATTTGACCCTAAATACATTCTATAATTTCCATTGCCGTCATATGTAACGGTAGTGTAAATTGGCATGTTAGTGGTGTAATCTACCGGCAAACATAGTTGCCGGCTGGTGGCATGGCTTTCTAAATTGTCGAAAAATTGAATTTGAATACACTTAGGATATTGTTTCCATAGCGTAATACTAAGCTGGTTTGGCTTATGATATTTACCAATCTGCCAAATTGTTGCTCGTGAATTGCAATCGATACCACTTGGATTTGTAAGGAATTTTTCAGGATTAGGCAATGCCCAAGTTTCTATAGTCCATGGTTTGCTCATATCAATTTTACCACTAAGAGAAGTTTGAACATTGTCCCGACTTCTCTGCCCTTCAGGTCCCATCCATGTTGATGCATAGTCTTGGGCTTCAAGTTGTGGTTTCGCTGCATAGAACACAATACCATCGACACTGTTAATTGAACCAATTCCTATGCCGACATTACGTAACTTGGAAGCTGTATCTGCACCGCTAGGTATAAGTTGCCAAGTGTTTTTTTGCCATGACGGAGTTAATGTTACATCTTTAGAAGAGATACCTATTGTAATTTGTGTTCCCCCGTAATTTGTTACTAAGTACGCGTTCAGCGACTTAGTGATTGTAGCAGATGTTTTTAAGTAGATGCTAAAGGAATATTTAGTTTTTGATGCAGTCAACGTATAAGGATAGTAATCAAAGAAATATGTATAAGTAGAGGCAGTTCCTTGAAATACAGTGGCTGATATTGTCGGGTCGTAGTATTGTGTTTCATTCTTCCAATATGTTCTGTTACCCCAATGACTCCATTTGCTCCAATCATTGTTCCATGTCCCTTCTCTGACTATTTTATTAACAGAATCATCTTCCACTAAAATTCCATCATTGTTGACAAATCGAGGCGTATTTGCAGACACAAATGTTGTATCATCTAATAACGCCGCAGCACTAGCACGAGAAAAGTCCACTAAACCACCTGTTTTATAATTGTTACCACGTAGCAATACGTTGCTTATGGGTTCGCTCGTAACACCGTTATTATTGGCGTCATCAATATCTTGCTGCACTATACATAACTTGTATGATGTTCCGTCACTTACATACTGTATACCACTCTCTGTAGAGTTGTTGCTGAGCATGCTCTTGCCTGTGTATGGATTGATAGGTTCTTTAGTAAAAATTTCACTGCCTTTCAACATGTCCAAAGACGCTGGATAGCTAAAGTCTTCAAATTGTTGGTGCATTTTATAATCTTCAAGAGCTTTAATAATTTCCTTAAGATTATTTTCAAATATAGTACGATTAGCAAGTCTTGTCGACTGCGTATCCTACTAGTATTCCCAAAATAAGTAGTACTATAATTAGCTCAGTTAATGCAAAAGTCCGCTTCATATATCATTCTCCAATACGATGTTTTGTGTTGTGTAGAAATTAAGGAATAACACCGCTCTGTGTACTCAAATCACCGTTAAAATCTAACTTAAGTGTTGTCCACGCATCCACAGGCAATGGCTGTCCGCTTTGATACGCCGCCGCTATTTCTGCATCCGTCCTTGCACGGCTGGAGATGCGGAGGTCGTCGAATAGTGCATTAGAACCACCACTAGAAGCATTAAGTTTTCCAAGAGACATAATATTGCCTGCAATACTCGTCAAAGGCAAAGAAGACACATATGGACCATATTTAACGCCATTAACAAATACATAAAAAGTATTACCATTTTGCCAGCGTAAAGCAATGTGGTACCAACAATTTAATTGATACCAATTAAATCCAGAAATAATTGTCCAATTACCCGTCCAAGTAGTTGCCTCATTGCCTCTTACGAGTAATCTTAAACCAACACCTGCATATACCCACAAAATCAGAGAATTTGGTTGCCAATAAGTACCAATTTCAAAAATAGGAGGAGATGTTTGTTGTGAAACTATTGTGCTTGCTGGCTGATTTATAGGCATCCACCAAAATTCCACCGTCCCCTCCTGCGGGTTCAGCACACTCGCCGTGGGGATGGTCAGGGTTTCGGGATAGCGGGTGCCGTTAATGAAGGACGTGGCGTAGGGTTTTTGTTCGAGTTGGATGGCATAAACAAGTAATTCTGTTTCAACAGTGTTACTATGCGAAATTCGTATTTCGTATTTACTTATCGTTTTACTGCTGTTTGGAGTAATTGTAGCTACTAATTTATACACTCCTTGACCGAATATAGCGGACATATCATATCTTGTCGTGTCAGAGTCGTTCCAAGTGTAATCTGTGTACGTGCTATCTGTATAATATATAGTCCCGCCAACATTTATATTGTTAATGTTGCCTTTTAGGATTTTTAACAACACGCTAACGGTATGAGGAGTGTTAGAAATGGATACACCTTTTAAACAATGCCCTTTATCGCCATCATTATCATATAATCGCATTACTCCGTTTTGTTTGGAAAATGGATTATATTCTGATGATAACCATTCTAACGTTGTCCAGGTTCCTACACCCCAACCAGAAACGCCTGTTTTAAAGAAAGGGTCGCTGTTTAAATTCGTCGTCCCTTCCTCCACCAGCACCGCCTGACCAAACTTACCCTGTTCGAACCTCGGCACATTCACCGCAACTTGTGAACCATCACTCTTATAAGCTATAGAATCACGAGTAAATGTTGGCTGAGCTACTGTCTTAATTACAAGCTTGCCATCTTCGGTCGGCTCTACATTTACCAACTCACCACGCAACCAGTCGCTAACGTACTGCTCCACCCTTGACAATGAAAACTGCCTCTGCACTTCTCTATACCCTACACCTACTTGCACTTCAGCTGGTTGGCCTAATGCATTTACCACGGTAAACCACACTGTGAGCTCATCGCCGCTCCACTCAAACCTGAAATTCTTTACTTCAGCTGTTCTCGGATCTGTAAGCAAAGCTTCGGTAATCTCTCGTTCCAATTCCGCTTCTGTTACTGCTCTTGTGGGCTGTTTAAGACAACTTTCAATGTCAGCGCCATAATTCCAATCGTACACAACAAATGCCAGCCTCTGTGTCAATATCGCTTTTACACACCATTGCACCCAAGCTGTCAAACCGTCTACCTCTACCACATCACCGCTACCTGTTTGAACAAAATCGCATATGTCCCAATCCCACAACCAACTTTTAGGGAAAGCTACCACTGTATTTTCTGTAGCACCCACTATATCGGGCATATCGAAACGCGGATATAAATCGCTCATGAACTCACCACCTTTGCAATTACGACAGGGTCTCTATGCTGATTAACCCATACCACCAACACCCTATCGCCACTTTTAAGCTCGGGTTTAATTTTTATATTCACTTTCTCAACAGTGCTCTGTTCCCAATCCCACCTTGTCTGTGCAGTATGGTATATGTCTACTCCTTCTATCGGCTTCCCTTCTTCGTCTACGGGATACTCGCCAACACCTACCAACGACCAAACGGGAAACTCAACCTGTGCAGTAAAATCGGCTATCAAATAATCGCCTTTCTTTATCGGCATTGCAAACGTATCAAGCTTCAAGCTCATATCTGGCTGTATCGTTCCTAATTCAATGCTATCGGGTTTGTTAGCTATTAAACTAATTCTTTCATTTAACACTTTAGCCAAATCGTCAATGCTTTTCTTGTTCATTTTAGCCCCACGCTCATAGTTAAACTTGTAACATTATGCTCTACGGATACGACTTGGTAATACCCATTTAACGTACCAGCAACAACTTTCACCTTATCACCCTTCCTGATAAAGGGAACATCTACGCACCTAATTGTTCTGTCTTTCTCTGGCTGTCCGAACTCCTTCAATATCTCTTTCGCATTCTGCTTTGCATCGGCTATGGTGTCATCTGAACTATTCTGGACAATCCTTTGCAATACACCATATTTTGTATCTCCGTCAAGAACTGCAATTAACGGTGCCCTTCCTTCCTCATCTTCCGCACCTATTATTCGCACCCGTGTAACAAGATTATTGATGCTCCACCTATCCATTACCGACTGCACATTTTCATTATATGCAAACACGTAAACATCTTGATTGGACATGGCTTTCCTGATATAAACCTTCCCTTTTTCACTACGTACGATAAACTCCCCTGCTCCTTTATCTTTACCTTGTTTGAGTATGCTATTTATCATCTCCGCAACTGTCATCTGCCTGAATACTTGCTTGGCTAATACCACGTTCGGCCCCTCTATCTTGCCAATGGGAATATTCCATGCTCTGAAAATATCTGTCAACACATCTATTGCCCTTTGTCCCGACCTATAGTACCTGTCATCTTCGCTCTTAAACAAGTAAATCAGCTGGTCATACGCTTCAATATCTACACTACCCAACGGATCTGTGGACGTCATCCAATCAAACACCGTGCCCCTGAACACTTCTACCCCATTCGCTAATAGGTATATCGGTGTCCCAAGTGCTACAAGCTGGTGTACCCACTTCCCTCCTACTTGCTGATTTGTCAATGTCATACTTAAATGCGCTGCTAACTCACCATCGGCATCACCAAAGGACAATTGACTAACAAATGGCGTAACATCCATTTGCTTACCGCTTGGATCAATAATGCGCACTTCATACTTTATCTTGGTAATATCAACCAAGCTTAAGCACCTGCCCGGGTTTAATTTTATTCGGATCTGGCCCAATGACAGCCTTATTCAACTCGTACAATGTCTTCCACTTTGTACCATCACCGAGCATTTTCTTTGCTATACCCCATAGGGTATCGCCTTGTTTTACGGTATACGTTTTCGGGATACTCGGAGCTGGTCTCTGTGCACTCGTTTTAGCCTGCGCACTCGTACTCTTCTCTTTTTCTGTCATCGCAACCAAATTACGTGCCTCAACCAAACTTATGGAGTAATAGCAATCGCCATGTCCACCTTTCCATGTATGGTCGAACTCTTGAATGTAACAATCCATGTTTATCGGTGTTTCTGTTATCAGCAAATGAACTTTTACGTTCTCTCGTCTCCAGCCTGAAATCAAACCCACTATCACCTTGGGATCCTGCCAATCCACAACATATATGCTGTTCCTCCTACTCGCACCCGGGAATATACCCTCCCACCTAATCGTCGCTGGTGCAATACCTCTCGGCATTAAGAAATCGCCCAAATCAATTATGCTAACGCTGAACAACTTTGAACTTGTCATCACTTGCAATTGCTCTGGGTTCATCGGTAAATGAAGCTTGGTATTCTTCCCCGTTATGTAAAACTCCATTTATCCCACCACCATATTAGAAAACGCCTTCCTTAACTCTGGCGCTAATACTCCCACAATCTTGTCGACAGCCTCATCTACATCAGCCTTATTGTTTATGACAACTTCACCAATTAACCCTTCGGTGTTAACATTAATGTTTACGGTACTCTGCACATTACGTGGAACAACTGACACAGTAGGAACTTCTGTTTGAACATTATGTGTTACAGTGCTATACGACATTGCCTGTACATTTTTCATTGTGTTATATGTATTATTTATCGTGGCTTGATTCATTGTATTATATGTATTATTTATCGTGGCTTGAGTTACACTTTCTATTGGAGCACTTCTCATCACCCCAAGGTGCTCACCTACTACTTGCCACAGCTCCACATTCTTTTTTGTACGTTCTAAAGGAATAATTGCCTCCGCTCCTCTTTCAGCTACTTCCGCTATGTGCCTTGTGTAAAATATTCCACCTCTCGCATGGGCTGGTAACGGCTCTGGCTTAACTTTAGGTTGCTCCTTCATCCCTTCTATATATTGTTCAGCTTGTTCTCGTGTATAACCCATGGACATCAAAAATGACAAATATTGCTCATACTGTGCCTTTTGCTGTTCTTGAGTTACTACTGGGTTTTCCTTATAGAACTCTTCTAATCCAAACAACGATGATAAAGCAAACATACCCCCTGCACCTATTACTGCACCTTGCCACGGAGCACCTACAAGTCTACCTACCTTAAAACCTACTATTGCACCAAGGATTGTCATTAATCCAACATTGCTCTTTATCCCATTGAAAATCGCACTTGCAAGCTCTGATCCAAGCGTGTAACCAAACGTTGCAAGCTGCTTAATTAACTCAGAATTTTCTGGTCCGAAAATAGTTTTGAAAAATGAGTTTATCGTTTCTTGTATCTTTCTAAATACTTCTTGTCCCTGATCCCCCTTCAACCAATTATTTAATGCTGTCAGTACTTGGCTAAAAGCGGTAATAATTTTTTGTGTCATTGACATCTGATTCCAGCCCGGTATTGAACTCAAATCACCAAAGAAACGAACCACCTTTCTATAAACATTCTGCATCGCTTCTCCTACCCTAACACCTGCTTTGTACAATCTATCTTGGACACTCTTTAATGCATCCTCGCCTTTGGTAGCCGCTTCAACAAGTCCAAATAAGATATCCTCTACTGGCTTCAGCATTCCTTCACCGAAATATGTTATCGTCATGCCTGCAATATCCTTTAATGCAGATATCAATCCAACCAACGTCTTTGCCTGTAATTCACTTCCACCAGCATACTGCTTTAACGCTCTTCCAATTGCTTCCATAGCCTGCTTTGCGGGAATAGCCTTCTTTGAAATATCATCCAACGACTTCACTCCGAGTTCCTTCAATACATCTGTCATTGGTATTTTTAAGCCTAATGTTACCTGCCGCAAATCTTGTAAACCTAACCTACCTGACTGCGCTATCTGTGTAAATCCAAGCATTGCACCCTTCAACCCTTCCATACCCGCACCTGTCATAGAAGCCGCATCAGCAAATTTAAGCAACGTATCTAATGTCATAGCTGTAGCATTCTCTAATCCATACATCTGTTTATAAACTGGTAACAACTGGGTAGCAAGATCCTGCACATCTTTAAATTCAAATGGTGTAATAGCTGCAAGTGCTTGCAACTCGCCTATAAAACGTTTAGCCCTTTCGGCATCCTTAAGGAAAAACTTAAACGATACCCTCGCCTGCTCCATCTCTCCTGCAAGTTTTAACGGTCCAGCAATAAGGGCTGTCATCCCTACCCCAGCACCAGCTATCCCAAGCATTCCAAGTGGTGATGTTATCATCCTTCCTACTCCACCCAAAATGCTGCCTATTTTACTCACAAAACTTTTTGCACCACTTAAAATGCTCGAAAATACAGGCGTAACTTGGTCAACCGCATGCACAACGACACTCCACACTTTGCCAACAATTCTACTCAAGCCTGATTGGGCACTTGCTACCGCTGGTGCTGTATTATCAATCGCTGTTATGGTCGGCTTATAAGTCGTATTCAGGGAACGGGCTAACTTCTTATTTGTTAACTCGGCATTTTGGGCGAACCTATTAATACGCTCATTTGCCTGCTCTATAACTGGTGCTGATTGGTCTTGTGCGGTAATTAAAAGCTCTACCTTATAGGTCTCGTTAGCCATCTTTCCCCCTTATCTTCTCTAATTCTTCTTGCTCCTGCTCTAACTCCACCAACATGCTTGCACGCATAAAATCACGTATCTTTGGCGGCTTGCTCCAATACTCATCTGGAGTGATACCACATCTTTGGAGCAGGTGGTGAATTATGGTCGCTTCACCACCCGCCCTGATTAGTTTTTTAAAGTTTCAACTCGGCTCTCGTTTTCCTCGCTATTATACCCACTCAAACGCTCTATGAGTTCGATAACTTCATCCTTCTCGCCACGCTTAAGCACTTTATCCACCAACTGCCAACCAGCAAGAACATTGGCTTTCTCCCACAATTCTTTGTTATCCCAAAGCATTGCCCTGTCTTCTGGATGCGTGGCTTGGACAATCATCAATGAATTAAACTTTGCGGCATTAAACTCCTGCGGTACTGCCAAATTGCCAAGTCTTTTATCTCGCACTGTTTTTGTAGCTTCTTGCCTGCACTCCTCGGCTTCTTCATCGGTCAACCCACGCACTCGGAACGAAAATAACTCCTTCCCATCCCTAACTACGTGGTATGTCTCATATTCTACGATTGTATCCATCGCTTTTAGAATGCCAGCTACATCCCTTAGTATGACATCTTCTTTACTTAATAACTCCTCTTTATCAACCTTACTCACTTTTCACCCCTCCTATGTGTGTGCGTGTAATACCCCCATAAAGTTTAATCTTGCATCTGGAGCTCCTTTTGCTAAACTGTCCAACACTTTTTTAAGTATCTTGGCGTCCTTTATTACTGTCTCTGTAAATGTCAAAGTAACTGTATAAGATTGAGGTATTGCCCATACTTGTTTATTACCAGCGGCTTGGTAATCGGTATTTGTCGGGTTTATCTGCGCTTGGAATGTATTTACTTCAGCCAGCAAATTACCATCGCCGTCGTACAACTCACCATCGTAACCACGGATAATGTGATTAGGCTGGAATGTTCCTCCATCAAGGGCCGATTGCAATTCTACTGGAGCATTTACCCTGAAACTCCACGCCCTTTGCACAATATCCCCTGTCCGAACATTCACGATGTCAATCGCACCATCAGGTACACAATCTCGGAATATGTATCTGCCATCTGCCATATTCTTTCACCTCCTTTTATACTGGAGCAAATCTAAACTGGAATGTCAAGTACAGCTTTTCTGCACTATCGGTATCGTCTACTTGAATGATAAACCATGCGCTATCACCTTTTGGAGGGTTGGTCGGGTCTTCATAAATCTGACCAGTAATCAGTGCGCTTTCATTAATCATCTCATTTATTACCCCTTGCGCTGCTGCCATCAATGTAGCCCTACCATTAGCGTCATTATTTATCTTCCCAATCAACAAGTCCCAAGTCGCACCAATTCTGTCAATCAGTGTGTCCCTTGTCCTTACTCTTCTAATCTTCCTCCAACCCATGTCAAGGTCAGCCGTCGGAGTTATAAACGTATTAATGCCTTGCTCAATCTGAACCTGCTTCTGCGAGTTCAACGTAAATACCAATGCTCCACTATTCAGCGCACTTTCTATATCGGTATTACTCAAAGCACCTACCAAACCTGTAGCTCCCTGTATTACCGCATGGGTAAGGCTCTCTGTTACATCAGCACTTGCAATCATCCCAGCTACCCGCCCTGTGGCTTCATAACCTTCTATCGCTGTCCCATCGGCGTAACTGAACCCATTCAACACAAACACAATTGCTGGATCGTTAAAACTACGTGCTAATGTTAGTCTGGTGCTTAACTCTACGTTTGTCTTTTGTCCTAACACTGCCATGACACGCTTGCCAGCATTCCTTACACGGTCTATGTATGCCTGAATGGAAGTAAATAAAATGGAATCTTCACTATCAACTACGAGCACATTCCAATCTATCGCCTCAAGTGATGTAAGGGCTGTCAAATAATCATTTGTGGTAGTGGTAGGGTCAAGCCCACCTGTCATACCCGCATTGGCTACTGCCTTCAATGTTCCATTACCAGCCGCACTCTTCTCTGCAGTAACGTATTTATTCGCTTGTGAACTATTCAATGCTGAAACCAATGCATCGGGCTCTCCTGTTCCTTTCGCAAATGGTACTGTAAGTAACAACGTTGCTCCTTCATAAAGCAAGAACTCTCTTAAACTCGCATTTGTCAATGAATCCCTAATTGTTACTGTGAAATTATTACCCCTTGTGCCCGGATATTTTGCTGTGATATTAACCACATTCGCTGGAGTAGTATTACTATCTGTTAACGTAACCTGAGCTGGAGCTCCTGCTTCACCAACACGCACACCTACAATTTTTTTGCAGCCACCTCTAAACGCCTCTTGGAGCATATCTAAACTGGCACTTACTCCGAACTTCTCACTTATTACCTCTGCCGTCTCAATCACCGTAGGTGTCTGTATCGGCCCCCAATTACTTTTTACTACCCCAGCCACAATCCCTTGCGGTAATGCAGGGACTACTGGCTGTCCTATATTCTGCACTCGGACAAATACGCCCGGCCTTACTTTTTGTTCACCGCTTGTGAACGTTACTCCTGCCATACTCTACACCTCTTTTCGTAAAAAATCCGACAGAAACTTACTTATCTCTTTTTTAGTAGCTTCTTCTTTCCCAGCCATTTTCATTGCACCAATTATTGCTTCGGGCTTCACTCCAAATATGCCAGCATTTGCTACTAAATCATTAAGCGTATAAACATCTTCAGCCTCTTTTCCCTCGGGTTTTATTTTGGTGTCCTGCTCTTCTTCTATTACTTCTTTTTTTGCACTCAATCCGCCGAACCTCCTTCCCCTTCAGGGTTTAATATGGGTACTTTCACTGTAAATGACACCCCACCGCTAACGGAAGCATTACTCAACACTTCCGCACTTACTTTACTACGCATGAGTCCCATTGTTCCACGTAACCTGATTTGTCCCACTGTTAACGGATCTGCATCCATTGTAGCTGATATCTCTTCCACGCACAACTCCGTAACATTATTAACACTTATTCGCATCGCATCTGTTAACGCTTCAACTACTTTCCTTATCCATTCTCTACGGACGCTCGGATCTGGTGCAACAACGTGCCCATAAATGGTGAAATCCATCCAATACATTGACGCACTTACATTGTATGGTGCTGATACTTCCACAATTCGCCAATACAAGCCCGGACGCTGGTCTGACGGGTCCCATGTATCTGGGTCAGTTTGCAATATCGGTGTTTTAATTGTTTTTCCATCCTTCGCCTCAACCTTCACCCAGCGGCTTTCACTCCAAGTACGTAATGCTACTACTGGGTCTGGGTTATACGTCTCACCACTCAACCAACCCAATGAAAAGACCTGAAACTGCAAGCCACGTTCTAATGCTTGTAGCTCCTCATCCCAGAAATCCTCACCTATGGTAGCAAGGTAACGTAATAAGTACTTCTTATCATTAACCGTGATTATTACTCTATCCAGCGCACTAATCACATCTACCGCCAACTGATCCACATCCGCAAATGTCTCAAAGTTCTCAAATATCCACACTTCGATGGTAGTCGTATACCCAGCCCAATCGTTTGGTACTTCCCGTGAACCTTCCTTAACTACAAGATAAGGCTTTTCTATTTGCAATGAAGGAACATATGGCTCGTATACCCTTTCACCAACTAATGCAACTTTTTCTACAAGTAACTTCCTTATTTCGTCTCTCACATGCTCCACAGCTCCCTTATACGCTCGCATATGTCTGGATAGAACTTATCCATCGTTGGCTTGAGTATCGCATACGGCTTAACTTTTTTTACCTTACCGCCTTTAGTTTTTACCTTATGCCCAAGCTCAAGGTAAACGCCATAACTTACGCCATNCCCAAGTATGAGTTTTATTTCGGTTTCGCTCTTCTCTATTCTGGAATGCAACCCTGCTACAGCCAAATTTGTTCGTGTAGTCCACGGCTTGTTTGCTTTCATGTACCCTTCTGTCATTGGTCGGTATACATTGTCCATTAACGCATAAATCTGCTGAAACTTATATTTACTTTTATCACTGAAACCTTGGGCAACTTTTATCATTCATCCATCCCCTGCAACTGCACTTGGTATCCTACCACTTCACCCTGTACGCTTAACGGGATAACGTTAACTACTTTTAACTTCCCCAGCATAGGTACATCTACCACATCCACAACATTTGCACCAGCCTTTACATCTGCGGAAGCATCGCAAAGCATTGACCATGTTACACTTCGCAATGCCCTCCCTCCTTCATCAATCAATTTTGCTGGAGTATGCCTATCATTCAAGAATATACGCACTCTATATGTTCCTACTTCCATGGTAGTCTCGGTGTAATGTCCTTCACTCAATACTCGCTGTGTACGGTAAATGGTAACTTCTACAGGGTTTTGCTCAATTGCCCATGCGATGTCTCTAACCCGCTGTTCCTTCATACCACATCAGGAGGATTAACCTGCACAATTCTTGCTCCCATATCACCCATCTGGGAATATAAGTCAGCCATCTTTAAACACAACTCCAACATGTCTGTCAACGACCTATAAGTGTAACTTTCTTCACCAATAGAATAGCTTTGGATGTTCCCTAACTCTTCTTGTATCCTCGCCGCTTTTAATGTCCATACATAGGAAGCCGCCGCATAAATGTTATCTGACGCCTTAATAATGTCTTCTAATTCAGCATCGGTGAACCTTCCCTCTTCCTTCTCACCAGCAAGATTGCGTAACTGCTCAACTAACTCTGGAGTTGGTATCATGATTGGCTCGCTTGGCTCGCACTGATCTTTACCTTTTGCACATTCTCGTCTAATGCAGCGAATACGCCTCGGTAAGCATAAGCGATTATCTGAGCTTCAACTAACCTCGTCAAATCACCGCTGGTAGTTTCAATAGTAAGGTCTTTCTTCACGAGTTCCTTAAACCCTTGCTTCGGCCTAATCAAATAAGCTTCGCCCTGCGGTACTCCTTTATACTCATATGGCTTGCCATTCATTGTTCCTTGCCAACCTTCATAATAGATAATCGTATCAATGCCTGATAACGCTGGATAAGTCGTGCCTTCTATGGTAAAACCTCCACGCAATGCAAGTTCAATATCAAACCTATCAGCTGGGTTTGCAAGTAACACTGTCGGTTGACGCTTTGCTAAAGTGGCATCTATGATTGCCTGCCTCAATGTTTTGTAAATCCCTAACCACAATGGGTCGCCTGTTTCACCTTTCCATGTGGTAACATTCTTGGTATTGTAATTGTTGTAACTGAAAATCGGGTACAAGTGGATATGATTCAGCAACGCATTATAAGCCTGTCCAATCGCCTGATTGATAAGCTCAATCCTGAACATCTCATTGAAATCTATGAGTTCCTTGGTGTACTCAAATCCTGCGGCATATTCCTGAATGGTAGCAATCGGCCCCTTCTCAACGGACAAACTCCCGAACTTGACCTCTTGCCCTTCCAAATGCTCAAGGAATACTACATTCCAATACATTGCCCATGTTGCCTGCAATACCCTCGGAAAATTGGGGTCGCTTAAAGTCTGGTAAACTGGAGCATACAATGTCTGAACCTGCTCCCTACCCAGCTGGACATCTAACGTAACCTTCCTTAACAAGTCCTGCTTATCTTCAAGCGATGCCGATGTCATCAACTCACCTATGGGTTTAGTCAACTGGTATGTTTCCATCTCGCCATTAATTAGCCTTACATCTACAGGGTACTCTTTTTTATCAATCACCATAGGTACGGTATATGTATATGTTCCTTGCCTTTTTGCGGCTTTAAGACTTTCCTGATCAATTATAATCATCTATATCAGCCCCCTTTCTACGCTCCAGTGTCGGTCACTTCGGACACCTCAACAATAATTTGCACTACTGAATATGCCTGCGGTGCAAGTATAAATGTCAACACATTATTGGCCCAACTTGTGCATCTGCCAGCTACTCTATNTGGAGTAGTNNCTGTNNTTGCATCTGGAGTAAACTCTTCTCCATTCCAATACACTATTTTCCCAACTGTAAATGTTTTATCTGAGGCAACCTTGGTGGTCTGATACTCCGCTTGCTCAATGTTCAGCACTACCTTATCCCCTTCTTTGCCATTAGTCATGGCCGCTCCAAGAAAGCCTTCAATTTCGTAAAACTCACCTGCAACCACATCACCTGTAGCTGTTACAACTACACTCTGGCCATCACTAACCTTTGGTTGTGGTATTTGATACTCTGTGCTTGGTACTGGCTGTCCATCAAACGCCATTTTCTCTGCCCCCTTTCTAAATTCTTACTCGCTTAACTACGAGTTTACTACTCTGCTCTTCACCCACTACTGGAGGGTTTACAGCATAAATCTTACTTAATGCTTCTTTCACATCTGGGTCGTTCAAGATATTATCAATCTCGCCTGCTATTTTCTCTTTGTTAGGCTCACCTTCATACTTAAGCAACTTCTTTACCAACACCTGCGCAACCTCGCCTGAAACC